ATCCCAAAGAGTATTTCGGTACATATAATACAATAGCAAACTTTGCTGATCTTGATCTATCTGATGAAGATAATCAAGTGAGGGTTATTAAACAAGCGTTAACTGACCAAGGATTTGAGCCTGATGATGTATTAACAGAAGTTGAAAGGCTTAGAAACTATGGTGATCTAGAAACAGTTGCTGCTAAACATCACAAGGTGCTGGTTAAGAAAGAAGCTGTAAAACTTCAACAAATGGAGAGCAATGCTCAACAAGAGTTGCAGAATAAAGCTCATATCAAAAATCAGTATATACAGAATGTTCAACAGATTGTTCAAGATAAGCTGAAATCAAAAGAGTTTGATGGTATCCCCATCAATCCAAAACTCGCAAATGAACTACAAGACTTCCTCCTGGTGGATAAATATAAAACAAATTCTGGTGAAACATTAACAGACTTTGATAAGACCATCTTAGAAATGAAAAGACCTGAGAATCATGCAATGAAAGTAAAGGTTGCACTACTTCTTAAGATCCTTGAAAAAGATCCTACATTATCAACAATACAAAGATCAGGAGTCACAAAGAAGTCTGATCAGTTATTTGGAGAAGTAGCAAGGCAGGTGACAAAAGTCAAATCTGCAAATTCAACTCAGAAACCTAATTCATGGTTCGTATAAAATTTTATAATTAAACGTTTAAAAAAATGGCAATTCAAACAATCCCAGGTCTAACTGGATTTACTTATGCGCGTGTTGCATCTATGGACAAGCGTGCTGTAGGTAAACTCACAGATTCAAATCACTTAGAAAGCTTCCACAGCACTGAGCCTGCTGACTATGACAAAAAAATCATTAGTCTATATACTCAGAGCTCACTGTACAGTAATGACTTTCTAGACATGATCAACAAAAGCACACCTTATTACATTGATAATAATAGTGATGCTTGGAAATGGCAGGTAGCAGTACCTTACAAATTCCCTAAGATTATTGATGTCCCTTCTTCTACTCAAACTTTGATTGAGAGTGGTAAGACTGGTATTGATGGTCAGGAGTTCCAACTAGTATTAGACACCAACGAGTTCTCTAAGAACGCAATTATTTCTGTTGGTTCTCGTCAGTATGGTCCTCGCTTTTATGTTATTAAAGATCCTGTACCTTGGAACGCAGGTTACTTGTACAGCTTCACTTTAGTAAGTGACAACCCAATCGTTGACTTCGTTAGTCCAGTATTCCTACAAGTAGGTATTGAGCTTGAACTAGTTGATGCTGCTATTGGTGAGTTTGATCAAGACTTATTAGGTCTTCCTCGTTTAGGTGAGCAAATCACTATGTTTGAATCTCTTGGTTCTGCATATGGATATGAGCACAAAATCACTGAATGGGCTGATGACAAAATGATGCGTGATGCTTCAGGTAAGCCTCTTGACATTTTAGTATATGCTCCTCAACGTAGAAACCAATTACCACTAACTCGTAATGATGTTAAATGGGAACCGTTTATTGAGTTCTGGATGCGTAAATCTATGTTAGAATTAAAGGTTAAACGTATGATCTGGGCTAAGCCTGGTACTGTTAAAACCAATGGTTCTAAACAAGAATTGAAACGTACTTCTGCAGGTGTATATCACCGTATGCGTAACAATGGTAACTTAGTTCAGTACAATCGTGGTGAATTTTCTGCTAACTTGATTCGTTCAGTATTTGGAGATTTATTCTATCGTCGTGTGGATGTTAAAGACCGTAGGGTTAAAATGTACACTAACGAAGCTGGATTTGATGTATTCCAACAAGCTTTGAAAACAGATGCTCTTAATAGTGGACTTACCTTCATGGCTGATTCAGGTAATCGTTACATGCAAGGCGAAGGACAGCACATCACTTACAACTTTGCATTTGATGCAATGGTAACTCGTGAGACTGGTCGTGTTGAACTTATTCACTTGAAAGAACTTGATCTTCCACAGTCTAACTTAGAGTTTGGACAGAACAAGAAATCTACTCCTGTATTTATGGTATTTGATGTTTCTCCAATGAGTGATGGCTCAATGATTAACAACATCAGAGAAGTACGTATGAAAGGTGCTCCTTCTATGACTTGGGGATATATTGATGGTACTCGTCACCACTTAGGTTTTGCTAAATCTCAGGGTATGTCAAGTGCTAACAAATTCCCAGGATACGAAATCTGGATGAAAGACCGTTGTGATGTTTTCATTGAAGACTTATCACGTACAGTGCTTATCGAAGAGATTCCACAGTTCTAAATAGTACTCCTCCTGCTTTCCATAAGTACAGCAGGAAGTACACCCTCCGAGAAGATTTGCTCCCCTCCTCTAGATATTCTCTAGAGGGGGATCTTCTCAAAACTCTAGAGATGAGAGTCTATGACTGCTTAGAGGTTCGATCCTCACATCTCTACTAAATAAAACCAATTTTTTAAATAACTACATATGAATGAGTATCAAAAGTTTACAGAAGAGGAATGGCTCAACATCTATAATTATAATGAATTGAGCAAAAAATACTCTTTACCTGAGTTTTTAACAGCATCAAAGGAAGAGAGATGTTTAATGGTTGTAAAAACACAAGAAAGTCAAATACCTTCTTTTTTCACTGTTCAAGAAGCAGTATCTAATGTACCTCCTTGTCCTTCGGAAGAGTCTTGTGAGATGATAACAGATTTCCTTGAAAAGGAAGTAATAGAATTAGACAGTAAACTAAAAGATTTCAAGGAAACTATCAATGAACAAGTTTGTAAATTGATCATAGATAAAACAAAATATTTGAATCTCTTATACACTGAAATTAATGATACCATCATAGATATTTATAAATTAAGAAATAAGTAAAAACCAATAAAAATAAAAAACTACATATGGCTAGGTTAGGTAAAATTTCAGTATTGAAGAGAGATTATAATAGCTCTCAGTTACAAACAATGCAAGGTGGACTTGCACAAAAAGGTCTAACAAGAATTCCTGGTACAGGGGTATTTAAATATCCTTACAAGGAATTGGATGGTAAATACAGAACAGGATTAGATCCTGATGCTGCATATATCAAAAGAATTGGAGACACTCTAGAAAGAGAATTAGAAGTAGAACGTGTAAAAACTTTGAAAGCTAAACTTGAAGATGCTCTTGGAGATATTGATCTTGGACCTCGTTCTGCTTTTTGGAACTATGGACTATCTACTTCAAATGATGATCAAAGACATGTTCAACCTGCAAAGTTACAAGATGGTGATAACATGTTTGATCTATCAATTCCTTTTCAGGAAATAGCATTCTCTTGGTTGAGAGTACATCCTACAATTGCTTCTAGCTATCAAGCTTGGGAGCGTGGTGAGTATCCTGCTGACACACAGTTCTATGTAGCTGATGATGAGATTGAAAATGCTGTTATCTTCAAGAAGAAACAATTGATCAACAAAGCAATTGCTAAGTTTGATTCAATGAGTCCTGAGAAAAAACGTAAGGTGGCAAGACTATTAGGCTTACCAGTTACAGAAGATTCTAAAGAAGATCTTGTATACAACCAAGTGGATAATGTTCTTAAACAAACAGAATTCTCAAGTGGTAAATATCAAGGACTTTCTACAGTGGAAGTGTTCAACAGATTTGCTGACATGAAGGAAAACCTACTCCATATAAGAGACTTAGTAAAACAAGCTATTGCTCATTCTGTATATAGGGTTAAACCTAATGGTAAAGTTTATGAGGGAGAGTTTGAAATAGCTAAGGATGAAGATGACTTAATTAAATTCCTTGCTGATGATGATAACCAAGATGAGTTATTAATCTTAGAAGGTAAATTGAAAACAAAGAAACTCGCTTCGATATGATACCAGTAGATAGTTTATTATATAAGATTGATCAGAAACTAAATAAGCTATCTACCAATGAGCATCAACAAATTGTATTAGAAGATAAAATTCTAGCACTTAATGAAGCTCAAATAAAGTTAATAAAACAAAAGGTTGATGGTATTAGTGTAGTGAGTGGTCTTGGATTTGATTCGTTTAAAAAGCGTTATGAAGATCTACAGAGCCTTGTTGAAAACTATAACCATCAACCTCTTGATCTTTATCTAAAGGATGCAGATTTAAATCAGTGGGCAGCAAATATCCACCAGCTCCTTCCAACATATATGTTCTATGTAGATTCATATATACTGGCAGATAAAGGAAGATGTAAGGATAGAAAGATTTGGATTAATAGAGACCTTGCCAAACATGGTGATCTACAGTTCATTCTAAACAATGACCACTACAAACCATCTTTTGAATATCAAGAGACATTCAACTTCTTATCAACTGATGAGATTTCAGTGTTCACTGATGGCACATTCACACCAACTAAAATAAACATAATGTATATGAGGTATCCTCAGTACATTAATAAAGAGGGGTACATCATGTTAGATGGTGCTCCTTCTTATGATCAAGATTGTGAACTTGAATTATATCTAGAAGATGAACTATTAGACTTAACAGTTCAGAACCTAGCAATGTACACTGAGAATGCTTCTGCTGTTCAGAGTGCACAATATAGAATACAGACTAACGAATAACTTTTTTTTCTAATTTAATATATAAATAAAATGGCTGATTTTTCTCTAACAACGCTGTTCGTAGTTCCAGTGGGGCAAACTGCACTCCCTAGTCCTGGTTCTGCTACTCAAGACCTCACCGCAGGTCAGGTGGGTATTTTTAACAACTTGTATGCTCAGGTGACAGCAGTTAACGCTGCTTCTTTTCCTTACCTTTATGTAGCACAAGGTCGTGTAAATACTTATTTACAAGGATCTAAACGCTCTGATAAAATTAAGGGATGTCCTTCAGGATCTGGTTGTAACTCTAACGTGACTGAATGGTACAAAGTATCTGGATGTCCTACTCCTATCACTCAGATTACTGATGTTGATGCTTGGAATGTAAAATGTGGTGACATTGTTACTCTTACACTTCGTGCTCACTCTAGCTACATTGACACTTTGTATTTCAATGGTTTCACTCGTTCAGTGACTGTTCAAGCTCCTTGTTGTGATTGTGGTGGTGATCCTTGTGACACTGTTGACACTAATGCATTGATTGATCAATTCATTGTTAAGCTTACTCAACAAGCTCCAGGTAACAATCCTGACAACATTAGCTTTAACACATTCTACACTTTTGAAAATGTAGGTGGAACTATCTTACGTATCACTGGTAAACCATTAACTCAATATGGTCAGCCTTGTGATGTTGCTGCATTCCCATTTGAATATGATAGAATGTGGTTCCGTACATTTGTATACAGTGGTCCTGCAACTACAGCTGACTTTATTGTTGCTGATAATTGTAACATTGTTGCTGAAGCTCAAGTTATCCAACGTGCAAATTATGCAACTGGTACTTCTGCAGAAATTGCTCAACTAGAAAAGAACTTCTATAGCTACCAAGCTGGTTATCTTAAACATCTATATCGGATGGTTGGATATAATGAGAACTTCGAAAGCTGGGTATCTTCAGGTACAACTTACGACACTTATTACATCAAGTTCAATGAACTAGACAAATCTGCTTACCAATGGGGTGATTACATCATGGAAGATTCAACAGTGATTATTGCTACTCCTCAGACTGATGGTAATGGTGATCCTAACACAATTGGTGCAGACATTCAAGAAGTATTAGAAGCTGCTCTTGGAACAGTTCCAGATAACAATGCATGTATCACTACTACATCTACTACCACTGGAACTCCTCCTTCTACTACTACTACTACTAGCACTTTGATCCCATAAGGATAACAAAGGCAATTAATATCATATAACCTATGCCAGAGGAAGAGAGGATAACTCAAAATCCTCTGGCATAATTATTTTAAATCACATGGCAGATCTTAAATTAGACATAGTAGTAATTCCTACATACAGCACTCTAACATTGGGTATTGCTGATGCATCAATATATCCTACTGATCCACCTAATGTTTCAAGTGCAACCATTGCAATAACTATTCCTGGCTTTGCTATAAAAAGTCTTGACTTTACTCCTAATAGTTTTACTGTATATACATCCAGTACATTAGGATTGACACAAGTGGGTACTCCTGATCTTCCTCTTCCTGATGGGGTTTATTTTATAGAATATACTGTAAAGAATAATGTTGATCAAACATGGAGTAGTGTAAATAAATCAATCATACGTGTTGAAAGACTTCAAGAGAAGTTTGATGAAGCATTTATGAAACTAGATATGATGGAATGTGATAGAGCTATTAAGACGCAAGCAAAGGTAGATCTAAATACAATTTATTTCTTCATTCAAGGAGCAATTGCAGCAGCTAATAACTGTGCAATAGATGAAGCTAACAAGTTATACACTCAAGCAAACAGAATGCTTGATAACTTTATTAGAACCAATTGTGGTTGCTCAGGTAATAATTACTTAATAAACTTCAACACCTATGGCCCAGTGTAAACAATGCAAAGCAACTTTCGGTTGTGGCTGTCAATTAACAAATGGACTATGCCCAGCCTGTAACGCAACAAAATAAAATATAAGCAATGTTACTACCTAGACTTACAAACTGTCCAGAATGTGCCTCTATTCCCTCTTTATTGGCAAATATTGATTGCAAGCTGAATCAGTTAGCGAGTGCTCTTTATAATAATACTATATTCGCTTTGAATCAACCCATCTCAGCTGTAACAATGCTTGATCTGTTGAACTACAAAAGAATATTAGCATATAGGATTTGTAATCCTAATTATGCTGGTTTGTATACATTGAACATGATTGCTAGTAGAGTGATCATTCTTACAGGAAATTGTAAAACCAAATGTGGTGGAGCTTCTAAACAAGCACCAGCTACAACTACAACATCAACAAGTGCTGTACCTACTACTACTACTACATCAACCACTTGTATACCAAGAACTACAACTACAACAAGCAGTTCTACATCAACAAGTACAACAACTACAACACATAGTCCAACTACTACTACCACTACAACTACTGTTGTACCAAATTGTGTATTGGATGGAACAATAGAGTGTAATAATACTACAACTACTAGTAGTACAAGTACAACAACTACTTCAAGTAGTTCTACAACTACAACTACAACCTCTGGTGGACCTACTACAACTACCACTACAACCACTAGTATTGTTCCTCCAATTGTAGAACAATATGGTTATTTATATAATGATAGAATTGTTGATGAGCCAAATTTTGCACCTGTTGGATGGAGAGTTCCAACACTTTATACTTCAGATGGATCTCCTGGAGATTGGATTCAATTAAAAAATTATGTAATTTCACAAGGATATAGTAGTAATTTTGCAGGAGTATTAAAAAGTACAAGAACTCAACCTACAGCAAGTCCTAGTTGGATGTTACCAAATACTGGTGCTCTTGATATTTATGGATTTAGTTGTTTACCAGGAGGATTTAGAGCAGGTAGTAATGGTTCATTTAATTCATTAACTGAAGATGGATCATTGTTACTAGCAGGATATTCAGCTACATTAGGAAACCCTAGAGTATATGGAAATATAAATTTTGTTAGTTATAGTGGTACATGGAATGTAAGTAATTCTACCTCTATAGAAAATGATGGCTACTCTGCAAGATTTGTAAAAGAAGATCCTGGTACATGGAGTCCTGGAGATACAATAACTGACAATGATGGTAATGTATACAACACTGTTCAAATTGGTACACAGGTATGGACAGCATCGAACTGGAAATCTACAAAATACATTACTGGTTCTACTATTCCAATGTTACAAGATAACACTGCTTGGGCATCAGCCAGTAGTGGAGCTATGTGTTATTATACTATACCATAATATAAAAATTTAAAATAAAAAATCATGGCATGTTCTAATTGCTTTAATGGATGCGTTGACATTATATCAGATCAATGTGTTAGATATACAGGAATAGATGTTCCTGCTTTAGGAATCCTAACAGGAGATCCTCTTTCTAGGGTTGAAGAATCTTTAACCACATTCCTTGTATCTGCACTAAATGGTACAGGAATTAAACCATATGTAGATCCTGCAATTATATGTGCTCTTGTAAATGCTAATCTTCCTGCATGTGGAGAGCTTACAATTGTAGATCTTATTACAGGACTTATTAAATCTGTATGTGCTTTACAAGAACAGATAGATGTTATTATTGTAGATGTAGCAGCAATTGATGCTACATTAGCAACATTGAATTCTGCATATACAACATCTTGTCTTACAGGAACTATAACTAACACTAGTACACATTCTGTACTACAAGCATTAATCACTAACTTCTGTGCTCTTGTTGCTAGTCTTCCTAATACATATGTAGCATTAGTTGATGTTGATCAAATTATTGCTAATTGGACAGCTGCAAATAATGCAAGCACATTGATTAGTAATAAAATGGTTCCTTATGTAGCAGTTCCATATTTTGGTCCTACAAGTTATTTTAATGGAGATGGTGCAGGTACTGGTGATTGGATTAATATATATTTATGTAATGGTTTAAATGGTGCTCCTGATTTAAGAGGAAGAACTGTAGTTGGTTGTACTGCAATGTTGGGAACTAAACCCCTTGATCCAGAAGTAGCTAGTCCAGTGTATACATTAAGATCTACAACAGGTGTTAATAATTATACATTAATATCTACAGAGATGCCATCGCATACTCATGCTGCTGATACAACAGCAACAAATGCTCCGCATTTTCATTCTATATTTAATACTGATGCAAGTGCAGAACATGATCCTACAGTTATTGCTACTAATTATCCAACTGTTATACATAATGTTGAGGCAGGTTATTCATATAGAATAACAGGATCTATCACTTCTCCTACATTAGGAAGAACATCAACTTCAACACCTGCAATCACTGCACATACTGTAAATACTGCTACTGGAGGAGATCAACCTCATCCTAACATTCAACCATCAATGGGTGCTTATTATATTATTTATATTCCTTAATTAATTAGTTATGGCTTGTTCAGGAACATACAATGTTGTTGGTAGTTTTGCCCATTTAGGTAAGACAAGTAATTGTGGATGTGGCTGTGGAACAAATGGTTGTTCTGCAGATGCTATACAATCAGATGGTGTTATCTATAGTGGTCCCAATCTACCTTGTACTGGTGTAACTACTTGTACTACATTAACTGAAGCATTAAAAAAGATAGATTCCCAGATTTGTATATTACAACAAGCAATATATGATTTAACTCATCCCATTTTATAATTCTAAAAAACTAAACAATGGCAGTTACAATTACTATTACTACAGCAGGATCAAGCATAAGTGATCCACTAGCTGTATATACAAGTCCTGATAATATAGTATGGACACTTAATTCAAATGTTGCAAAAGCTACATTGCTAACTGGATATACATTTACTCCTCCTGTAGGAACTCTGTATTATCAAGTGAGAGATCTTGGTACTTGTGAGTCTATACTTTCATTGAATTGTACTACTACTACTAGTAGCAGAACTACTACCACTACAACAGAAGCACCACGAGCTATGTTGATACTTGTTGGTCCAGAAGGGTTGAGTATAGATGCTATAACTATTAATGGAGATCCATTAACATTTATTCCAAGTCCAGTTAATTCTACAACTGGTACAGGCATTGCATATCCAACAACAATTCCATTAGCAACAGTTGTAATAACAGCAAGTGGAAGTGTTCCTGTAGCTCCAGCAGAATTTTTAATAGAGGCTTCTGGTGATCCTAATCAAACTTTACCATACACAGGACCTGGTAATTATACATTCCATAATGTTAATATTCTTACAACACTTGATATTACATGGATATCACTTATTACAATTCCATAAACTTAAAATGTTCTAGTTTGTTGGTTTTCTAGAACATCTCTCCAGGGTTAATTCTCTGGAGAGTTTTTTTTTCTAACTGATTTAGTTATAATAGATAACGTATTTAATTAAATTTATTTTGAAATTATAAAAAGATAATATATCTTTACCTTCAATTTTAACCAACTTCTTTAAATATGAATAATAACCAAAGTTTATTAAATCAGCTAGAGCAGTTGCTTAGTTGGAAAAAGAGCAAGAAGTTCTACGCTGAGAAGCTTGGAATAACAGAAGGTGAGATTGAAGAATTGTTAACAGAGTTAAAGAACAGAGAATCAGAATGTGTTGAGAATGAAGATTATATAGAAGAACTAGAAAGCAGTGTAGTAAAGTTTTTTGAAGATCTTGAAAAAGGAATAGGTGAAGTAGTGGTTAATACTACTGAAGAAATTAGATCTCTAGATGAGTTAATTTTAAAATGTAAGATAGATACAGAGAAGTGGGAGATTACAAAATATGTTCAGAATTATTGGGGAAATGGGAAGAATCCTCATTGGCAAGTTAAAGCATGGTTAGGAATAAAGAAAGAAGAACAACAGTTCCAGAATTCATTTACAGAGTTTTTAAACTCATATAGCCCTGCATATCAGGACTTAGTTAGTCCTCAGATCTTTCCAAAGAAAGCATTTGGTAATTTAGTTATCAATAAACAAGATTCACATCTAAACAAATATGATATAGATGGGAATAACAATATAGAAATAAGGCTTGATAATATTTTATATAAGACAGAACTAATAGTTAATCAAGCACAACTATCAAACAACCTAGATAAAATTACATATATCATTGGTAGTGATGAGTTCAATAGCGAATTCACAAACATGACTACCAAAGGAACTCCTCAACAGAACACTCATACACATCATCAATCTTTTGAATTTATATGTGATCATGAAGTGGCAGTAATCACAATGTTATTACAGCATGCTAAAAATGTAGATGTAGTTTATGTTTCTGGTAATCATGATGAGTTTGCAGGATGGTATATGATAAAGTGGTTAGAGAGCTATTTCAGGACCACAGACAGACTTTCGTTTGATGTGAGCCCTACGTATAGAAAATATATTTCATACGGTGATAGTGCCTTAATGTTCAATCATGGGGATGTTTTGAAGCCTGCGAAGTTAGCTGCTCTATTTCCTATGGAATTTAGAGAGAACTGGTCAGCTCATAAGAACTTTTATATATTCACAGGAGATAGACATCATGAAGTCTCTTTAGATTTAAACGGAATTAAATTCTATCAACTACCAGCTCTTTCTAATTCAAAGAGTTTATGGGATGACAAAAATGGTCATGTGATGTCTAGAGCAGAAGTGACAGGATTCTTAATAGATAAGTTTGATGGGATGACAAACATATTCAAACAATATTTATAATGGCAACAGGAAGGAAATTAGTAAGTGATGTTAGAAGTTTACATAAGCTTCTAAGTACAGATAGTCTAATCACAGATAGAGCAATCTATTCTGAGATTAGAAACAATACTCTAATGCTTGTAAAGAGAGAAACCAATCTCAGAAAGCTATGGGCTACTGATACATTATTTACAACCATTCCTTGCCTAGAGATGATAGAAGTTTCTATTTCTGAATGTTGTGATTATGTAGATCCTTGTACTATAGGAAGAAGTAAATATAAGATTCCTCGTATTTCTGAAGGAAACTATCAATATGTTATTCAAGGTGTTTATTCTATAAATGCTATGAATGGACGAGGAAGTAAATTAAAAGAGATAACTGTTAACAGATATATCAATCTTTTAAAACTTCCTATTATAAAGAAAGAACAATACTTCTGGATATCTAATGGATATTTATATGTGAACAATCCTCTTCTACAGGCAATAAGACTTGTTGCTTTCTTTGAGGAAGATGTTACTAATGATATAATGTATCCTGAGTGTGGTTGTGGCACTGCAGAGGTATCAGTGGAAGATTGGTGCAAGAATCCTTTAGATAAGGAATTTGCCCTTCCTGGATACCTAGAAAAGCAAGTGTTAGAACTCACTTCTCAAAAACTACTAAGTACATATTTTAGAATTAAAACAGATATATCTCAAGATGGCATAGATGGTCAGGCACCAAATGCACCCAATCTAAAATAAATGAGAGTAAAAACCGACTGGAGGTCCTCCAGTAAAAATAACTACAATAGCTTTTGCAAGAGTCATCCTAGTGTGATCTTATCATATGATGAATGGAGAAATATCATTTATTCATATAATGAATTATTCAAAGGACATATTCTTGAGACAGGTGATAAAGCCAGACTTCCTTTTGGGTTTGGTGAATTCTCTATTAATAAAAAGAAGAGACGAAGAACAATCACTGATCCAGATGGTAAGGAACATGTTAATCTTCCTATTGACTGGCAGAAGACAAAAGAAAAAGGCAAACTAATCTACAATTTTAATTTCCATACTGAAGGATATTTCTTTGGATGGATATGGTTTAAAAAGTCTGTTAGATTTAAACACTCTGACTTATGGTTCTTTAAACCTTGTCGTACAACTTCTAGACTACTGTCGCATTATTTAAAAACCAACGATCAGTATCAACATTTATACAGAGAATGGCAAAAATAATTTAAATATAATTCGATGAGCTATTATTATCAATATAACTTTACAACACCAGAGATTGTTTATTCCACAGTGAAAGAAGAGCTGAAGAGCTATTTTGACACAGGTGCAGTGGATGATCTTATGTTTCCTACATATGTAGACAAGTGTCTCAGGAAACTTGGTAGATCTTCCTATATTATTAGTGAAGAGGTTTTATATTTAGATGACTTTCAAGCTAGACTTCCTGATAACTTTCATGCTGTAAGAGAAGCATGGATGTGTACACAGGTGGGATCTCTTCCTTACCAAACAGCTAACTCATTCTACTCACAGACTGATGATCCTACAACAATCCTTATTGCTCCTGTAACAACTAATGATCCAGGTTGTCCTAACCCTGATTGCAATAATCCTAATTGTGATGGAGGATGTTTTCCTAATCTTATTAAGCCTGTATATAAATCAAATTATCAAACCTCACAATCTATTCGTAGAGAGTACCTACTTAGACCAGGTAACATCTCTGCAAGAAATAATTGTGATGTAGACTATACAAATGAGTGGAGCTTTTATAATCAGGGTGATAATGTTAATTCACTTAATAACTTCACTCCTGGTGAGTCATCATTTGATTCATTTGACATTAGAGATAATAAGTTTGTAACCAATTTCAGAAATGGTATAGTTAGTTTAATATTCTATTCTACAGACTATGATGCTTCAGGTAATCAATTGATTCCTGATAATTATCGTGTTAGAGAGTTTATTGAAGCATTTATTAAATATAAAGTGTTTGAGACATTAACTAATCAAACCAACGATGAGACCTTTCAACAACTTCAACAGAAGCTAGTGTATTACAAACAGCTTTCAGAAGAAGCATTTATCATGGCTTATATAGAAGTGAAGAAACAAACTTCTTGGGAGAAGCAAAGAAGGATTAAACAAGATCTAAATAGACTCAATATGTATGAGTTACCAAATCGTACTAACAGATATGGTAGACGCAACAACTAGTAACTATGGCAAATGAATTAGATCAAATTAAGAATATACTTGGTGGAGACAAGAGCAATGTTAAACAAGAATTTGATTATGCTGCTATTGGTCTAAATCAAGATCAAACTCTTAGTCAGATTAAAAAAGGAGCACTAACCTATGCTTTAAATGCTGCTATTGAAAACTATGATGCTAGTTCTATTAACTACCAGAATGAGGTGGGTAATGAGCTATGTGTAAGTTTTCCAGAAGGGTATGTCTTAATTGGTACACATTTTATTATTGAAAAGAGTAAACATATATTCTTTATAACTAGTCCTAACACAGGAAATAGTCAGATTGGATATATGGATAATAATGATTGTATATATAGAGTGCTTGTTAATGCGCCTTGTTTAAATTTTAATGTTAATCACCCAATACATAAAGCTGTCCATAAGATAACCAATTGCACAACAGAAGTGTATTGGACAGATGGATACAATCCTAGAAGATACATAGACATAGATAATATTCCTAAGATATTAAAATCAGGAAGTCCTTTATGTAGTCCTATATATGCAGATGATCTTAATTGCAATGCTCTTAAGATGCAACCTAACTTCCCAATTCCTGAATTAGAAATAGCAGATGTTGTTAGTGGTGGAACTCTCATTGCTGGTGCATATCAGTTTGCCATTCAATATTGTGATGCTGTAGGTAATGCATATACATCATACTATTCTGTTACCAATCCTGTTCCTATTGCTGATCCTTTTGTTACAACACTTAATTTCAACTATGAGGTTGGAAAGTCTATTGTTATTGATGTAACAAATCTTGATGCTTCAGGATACTTTCAGTATTTCAATATAGCTGTAATTAAAACAATCAATAGTGCATCCACTGTAGGACTTGTAGGAACATATTTCATAAATGCTTTACAGAAGCAAATTACATATACAGGAAATGATGCTGGTAATATTCCATTAGCACTTGCTGATATACTTGAGAAATATCCCTATTATGACATTGCACAAGATGTAACTGCTGTACAAGACATTCTTGTATGGGATCAACTTACATCTATAGATAGAATTAACTATCAAAGTATTGCTACTCAAATTAATCTTCAATGGCAAAGTTGGAGAATACCATCCATAGAGAACTATGCTGATGAGCTGAATGCTACAAATCTTAGAGGATATCTAAGAGATGAAGTGTATGCATTTGAAATTGCATTTTTATTAAGGAATGGTAAACAAACAGATGGTTTTCATATTCCAGGAAGAATAAAAAATGATAGTGACACTGGTCCTGCTATTCCTGAAACAGCTGCTGATTTTGTAGGATCTCCAAAATATACCTCTGGTGGTGTAGGATATAGTCCTTATTGGGAAATATATAATACAGCATCTGTAACAGAAACTTCTCCAGATTATTCAACTGATCCTAAATATAAAGGACCTTATCAAAATGGAGAGTTTGCATATTGGGAATCAACAGAATTATATCCTTGTAATAAACCTCTTTGGGGAGATCTTGCAGATCAACCAATTAGACATCATAAGTTTCCCGATGTATTAGTTTCTCCTATATATGAATCAAAGATATTCTCATCTCCTAGTACAATGGTGATGGGTAATGATGCTGTATTTCCTATTGGTGTAAATGTAAGTATAGGTCAAGTTGAATCTTTAATAAATCTATCAGGTTTAACTGCTGAACAGAAAGATGATATTGTAGGATTTAAAATTCTAAGAGGTAATAGAAATACAAACAAATCAATTGTTGCAAAGGGTATTCTAAGAAATGTTGGTAAATATACAAGACAAGATCAAGAATTTTATTTTCCTAACTACCCATATAATGATCTAAATCCAGATCCATTTCTTTTAGATAAAAGTAATGCATACACTATTAATACAGGTGATTTAGCTAATACTGCTGCTAGAAATTTTACAATTACAGTTACAGAATTACCAACCAACGGTACCCCATTTGTAGTGGAGTATATAGATGCATATACAAATAATAATTCTACACTAGAATCAACAACTGTAGGAGAAGAATTTATTATATGTACCACTAGTTTTCCTAGTCCTACAATACTAGCAGGAAAAGGAATTATACAAGCTAATACACACACTACATATATAATGTATTATCCTGATACATTTGGATTAACAACTGTAGGATATTATGATAGAATCTCTGATGGATCTACTAGTACTCTTCCAATTAAATATGTATCATGGACTCCTGGTGATTATACTACTTATACAATATCAACAGTAAAATTTCCGTTTGTAGTAATAGGAGGACTTCCACATATTTATGTAAAAGCAAGTGTAGGACAAACTCTATGTACACCAACTGAGTTAAAACCTTTTGAAGATGAGACATTAAAATACAGACAGATATTTAATTCTCCTGAGACATCTTTTGGACAACCTTTCCTTGGAAGTATCCTTAAGCTTGAGAGTGTGATGTTTGGTGCTGGTAGTGCACACTTTGTTGAGGTGAGAAATAATGCTAAGTATAGACTTCTTACAGAAGATGCACAAAGACTGGCTCTTCAAAGTTCTGATCAATTAGGAGCAATCACTCTTCCAACATTCAATGCCACTGCAATGTTCACTGCATATCAGGCATATCTACAGATATATATAAATGGAATAACAAGAAGAAACTTTGCATACTCATTTAATTCCATAGCTGATTATAACTATGGGGCAGGGATTCCAAATGATCTTGGTATTAAACAACGTAATCTTGATATAAAGAGATATTTAATTCCTGCAGTGCAAGCTGTTGGTGATGTTCATAATATCAATAACTTTCAAAGAGAGTCTTCTGTTTATTTAAAAACAGAGGTTACTAAACCAAGTTTACCTTTTCCTAGTAACACTCCTAGTTTAAATCCTGGTGGATCAGCTCCTATTGTAACTGATGTATCAAGATTCACTGCTTCTGGAATAGGAAATTGCAACACTCCTGCCAAAGAACGAGATATTCAAGTGGTATCTTATTATGCATCTTTAAAAAACCAAGTAGTTAATCAATGGGGACAAATATATTCTTATGAGACAGTTGATACAGGATTCCAAAGACTTGTTAATAGTTCAGTTTCACAAACTAACACAATATTTGGTGGAGACACTTTTATTAGCAGATTTGCATTTAAAACTAAACTTCCATTCTTTACTGATAACAGAGTGGGTGCTCCAGATGACAGTGATATCTTCTATGATGAGATAGGTAATGTTGCCTATCCTAAATACTGGCACTCTGCAAGAAGTGTATTAAAAGACTATACTTATAGTCAAGGTGTATTAGCAAATATTATTTCAATTAAAGCACACAATTTTGATTGTCCAAATAATTTAATTAGTGGCATAAGTACTACTACTACTACTACTACTGGGACACCAGGAAAAGTTCTTTCAAGTAATACTATTACATACTATAGTGGATACTTTTATACATTTGCATATGGAGTGCCAAACTTCTATTGTGAGAGTTCGTATAACTTAGATTTACGTCAAGCATTTAATAATAGAGAAGGAGACTTCTGGCCTCATGTAAGTACAAGTATTCCTGATGATTGGGTACAACAATCTTTTGTACCTATTGCTCAAGACAACACTTATTATTATAATACAACTTATTCTAAACAGAATAAAGAAAATAGTTTTTCACATCTTCCTGCAGACTGGACAGCAAGTAGTTGTTTTACAAACTTTCCATTTAGAACAATCTATTCTGAGAAACAAGAAACTGATGCAAATAATAGAGTGAACAACTGGTTGACATATCTACCTACTTCACGTTATGATTTTCCTCAAAACTATGGTAAGCTTACATCATTAGATGGTATTCAGAATAGGGCTATATTAGCTCGTTTTGAGAACAAAAGTTTAATGTATAACAATCTGCTCACTGTA